CGGGAACCGCCCGATTCGGGTTACAAAATCTTAATCCTTTTTTCGTCCATCATCTTTTGAGCAGCCATGCTTTCAAGATGAGATTCAATTGAATCTAGTACCCTAAGACGGATATAAGCCTCCTCACGAAGCTCTAACTCACCATAGGTACTGTTTATAATTTTGTTAAGTTCATTGCCTCGGAGATCTTCCATCATCTCCTGAAAGATTGGCTCCATAATCAAGTTAGAAGCCCACTGTGCCTTATCCACCTGTCAGACTCCCTAGCTCTTTAATCGCCTTCAAGACAATCTCAGCTTGTTTGTTACGGCTATCCTCGTCAGCCAAGTCCATTGCCAATACCGCTTGCAATTGCTGAACTGCTAACTGCGCCTCTTTAATGCGAATGTCAGCCTGATCCTTCTGGTTCTTCATCTGCATCTCGATGCCCTTGCGGGTGAACTCAGCCTCTAGGTTCTGACGCTCAAGATCCAACTTAGCAGCATCAATCTGCGCCTTAGCCTGTGTCTTCTCACGCTCGACCTGCGCCAACAACTGCGCCACTTCTGCTTGTTGATCTGGCGCAGGTGGCTGTGGCTGCGACAACTGAGCATCCATCTCAGGCGTAATCTCGTTCATGAAAGCATTAGCATCCTTGAAACCAGCAGCCTCGATGAACTTTGCTAACGTGTTACGGTATTGACCAACAGAAACAAGCGGGTTAGATGGGCCATAGGTCTGGATGATCTGCTCCTGCTTGGCAAGCACCATCTGAAGCATCGTTAGCTTCTGATCCCGGTCACCTGAACCCAGACCAACATTAACGGATACATCGTATTCATTAGCCCATGTACGAGGATCAAACTGCACGTACTTGCCACGCATACGGACAATCTTCGGCTTATCCTGATACTTGCCCAACAGATGCAGAATGCCTCTAAACAGACTCTTAACGCCAGTCTCAGCAAAGATACGGGCAATCAACTCCAGCTTGCCAGAGTTAGACTTCATCATCGCAGCAACAGCAGCAGCCGTTACGTTAGACAGAATGTCTGGATCAAGACCTTGTTGCGCGTCGCTAACACCAGTACGCTTGGCCTGTACCGCATCCATGTATTCCAGCATTGGCATAGCCTGACCAAAGGTAGACTGAACCTGCAATGGAACCAGAGCGTTAGGATTCTTCAAGCGGACAATGCCGCCGGGAGTAGCGTTAAGCAGGTCATCCAAGTTCACCTGACCATCTACAGCGCCAACCCGATTGTTATTCGTTAGGTAGAGATTATCGAGAGACTGACGAGTAATAGTGGACTTGATAAGCTGGATGTCCATAGTCCTATCTGCCAGCGACTGTCCAAAGAACTTATGAGGAATAGGTATAGGGCAGATGCTATGGAATGGAACATAGTCGCAGTCTTCATCTTCTAGTATTTCCGATCCGCAATAAACAATCCTACGCAACTCAGCGATACCGTCATCGTTCTCGTCAATGCGTATATAGCACTCGTATACCTCAACCGTCTGCATAGAATGGTCAAGGGACTGAGTTTGATCTGGCTGTTCTCCGTTATCAAAACGAGCAACACGCTCGGCAGAGAAACTTAGATCGTCATAAGAAGGTAGCTCATTTACGATGTCTTTGTCGTAGCCCATTGCAATCAATTCTGACCGCTGCATGAGCTTGCGATGAGCTACAAAAGGGGAGTCCTCGATTGTCCTAGCCGCCTTGGAAATCAGGAACTCCTCCGGAGGTACGTTCTCAATCCTTACAGAACCACTCTTATTTGTCCGCTTGACCGTAACGTCATACGATGGAGCCTCAATAGGCATCCCCATCATATCCACGCCAGCAGGAACCATCTCAACCTTCTGGCTTACAACGGTAAGAGACTCGTCAGACAGCAGCATGACCAGCTCATCTTCAGTCAGGTTCTGGTATTTCTCTTTAATAACATCTTCTTGGGCATCCCAATACGACTTAATGATGCCAACCTTCTCAAGCAAGGCATCCTTAAACCAGTTATGCAGGATCAGTAGACCTTCGTTCTCACGGTAGAACACCCAGTTGCAGTAGTCCGTAGCTTGTTTAGCAGACTCCTCATCTTCAGCAGTCTTAGGCTCAAAGTAGACAATATCCTCTGTTGTCGTAAAGACACGGATAAGTTGTGGCAATGCACCATCGATAGCCTCGGCTACCTCGCCGGTGACGATCTGGCTGCGACCTTCTACCTCGTTACCATACGGATTACGGAGATAGTAATCTAGCGCCTTACGACGCTCCTCAACGGTTTCTGTCTCAATGTATCCGATAGAGTCATCTATCTCGGATTCGACGATACTCTTGATCTGGCCTTCATCCATCTTCATAGCAAGCCCTTACAGGAATTTTGCTTATTATACAACCCATTTTGCGTTAATAGGCAAGTCTGAAGACCACGAACTATCGCTCTCGTCAAGCCCTATTGCTAGATATCTGAAGGCATCTGAGTAATGGCTAGACCAATCGTGCAAGGGCTTATCGTAGAAGACCTGTTGCTTCTCGTTATATTCCCTACGATAGTTGCGTATAGCGTCTAGTCCCGGCTTAGTCTTGTGGTCAAACCAGCAACGTGGGAGCAAGCGTCTGACAGCCTGAATGCCGTCAGCTATAGACAGACGAGGCGCTACCGTTATCTCTAAGCCAGCCTCTTGCAAGACTTCCTTACGGCTGCGTCCTGTGCCTAGCTCCCTTACCTCCACATCGTGCGGCAGTATCTGTGCAAAGCCTTCGTACTTGTTTTCCCTGAGCCACGATACATACCAGTCCAGACCGACTCCGTGATTCTCGATGCAGTCGATAAGCCGCACTTCTTTGCCAGCCAACTGAGCCACCCATAGACAAGTAGAGTCACCCATACCAAGATCCCAAGCAACAAAAGACTTGCAAAGGTCATCCCGGTCAATAGTCGTGATCCTAGACTTGGCTTCGAGATCGTTAATAATCTGACCATAATAACTACCCTCGACTGGTGCATCAAAAGAACACTCAAATTCTTGCAAATACTTGTCTTCGCCCATTTCCTGACGAGAAGACCATAGCTCTTTCTCTGGAATAATATTTGTCTGCGAAGCCCTAAACTCAACTAACGCCCAATCCTCAGTTACTTTGGCTCTATCGCGCAACCCTTTATAGTGATTATTCCCTTTCGGCGTTCCGATGAATAGCGCCCATCCAAGACGATCAGCTAGGGCAGGACGAAGAATCTCGTTCCAAATCTTAGGATTCATATCGCCAACTTCGTCTAACACTACTCCATCGTAGTAACCGCCTCGCAGTGAGTCTGGGTTTTCTGCGCCATGTAGCGAAATCCTACGTCCCCAGAAATCTACCCTAAGTTCCGATATATTAGCCACTGCACCTAGTGGAGCCGTATATTTAACTAAATAATCAAAGGCAATTCTTTTGGCTTGGGCATAAGTTGGCGCGACATAGGCGTATCTAGGAGCTTCTAGCTGGCACTCTATAGCCTGTTTGACGATCTGGTTAATAGCTGCAACAGTCTTGCCAAACCGCCTGTGCATAACTCCAACAACGAAGCGGTTATTGTCTAACGCCTCATGCAGAGTTAGTTGATGCTCCCTTGGCTTATAGGGGATCTCGATTACTTCTGCCATGTAACCACATGCTGCTGAGGAGCGCCATCAAGTCCTGTAACCTCAGTCCTAGCCAGCTTAGGGATATGGTACTCAGAAAGCTTCTGGATAATGTCCAATGCCTTATGAGGATCTTTATCAGCTACCTCATTAAGCCATCTATCCATGTTAGGAGCATTGCGCTCTAGTAGCTCTGCAATAGCCTCTCTGACCTTACCAGTGGCCTTATTAGGCATTCCTTTAGGTCTACCCGGCCCTGCTAGTCCTTTGCCGATTTCTGGCGTTTTAAAATCGCTATCTGTTTCCATAATTGCATTATCCTTTGGATGTCATGCTTATCTACCAAGTAGTCCCGGTATCTGAATCTGTACCTGTCTACCTTTACCTTGCGGCATCATTGCCTCACCGTACATTCTTGCCAATCCGTAAAGACTAGGAGCATTAGCAATATAATCTCCTGTAGACATACTTTGCTGTACTTTGCTTTTTAATGGATTGAAGTCGTAAGTGTCCTTAATCGAAACATTTCCTGTCTTTGGATCTACAGCGTAGTTAAACTGACCTAGCGTAGTCCTGATGTTCTCGTAAGGGTTAGCTGCTCCTGCTCCTACTCCAGCCGCCATAGAGTTTTGCGCTGAAGGAACAAAGTTAGCATAGTCCTTGTACTGGATATATCCTGTAGGCGCATTGGGATTAGCCATTTGTTTTGCTCTAACCAACTCACCGATTGTCTTTAACTCTGCCTCAGTAAAGTTCTTCTCAGTAATAGGATTCATCTGCTTATCTGCAAATGTTTCCAAATATATACGTTTGTTTGATGGCATCTGGCTAC